AAATTATCGCCGCCATCGTCGGTGGGTAGCGCACCCCAATAAGCCTGCCTTAAATCGTTCAAGCCTGATGTGTTCGTGCGAGTGGGGGCATTGGGGAATTTAACTAACGTGCCACCGGAGTCTTCAGAACCAGAAAGCACTTGGCCGGATAAGGTATTTCCGAATGCGTAAGTTCCAACACCACGCAGGACGCCAGAACTGACCTGTCCGGTGCCGGCTGCGTAAACAGTATTTATAAATTTAGTGGGGCCGGTCACTCCAAAAGGAACATAATCCGCAGCAAAGCCTTCGGAGAACTCACTATTAAGTTCCACCCGAACATACTTGGATCTATTGGCGTATGCCCCTTTTTCAATTAAACGCTTGGTACCATAATCGTATTCAACATAACGATCGCCAATGCGATTCAATATATAATTGTCAGAATCGGCATTTAAATTACATCCTTCAAAACTCTCTAAAACCTGTTTGTTGTCGTCTGAATCGGACAAGCGGCGAATTTCCACGTTGAACGTAACATAGGGGTCCACGTCTTCATTCTTTGGTGCCGTAATGTTGGATAGTGAAACCTTAATGTTTTCCTGTGTCCAAGCGCCGGCGTCAAGATCAACAAACCTAAAGAGTTTCTTCATACGGCCAGCGGATAAATTGGTAGAAGTGGTTGAACTCCATGTTCCGGTGTCGCTTGAGAGATCTTGACTTAAGAACCATCCCGACTTTGAATACGAGGTCGACTCTAAAGCACCCTTTTGAACATCTCCACCAACAATGTCGGTTCCTGCGTCACCGTCGTCGTCGACGCCGCCCAAGCCGACAATGGCTCCAAAGTAGGCACCTGTCACTGAGTTCGACCCGCTCAACAAGCTAGCATAGGTGTTTTCAAATGTTTCACCTAAAAAGTACCCGACTTGCCCCTCGGCGGCGTTGTCGCGGCCAGCTAGGGTTGGGTCGGTATTAAAAACCTTTCTAATAAAGTTTGATGACCCCTTTGTAAAAGAAACAGCAAACTTGCCTGAAGGCGCACCTGTAATTGAGCCACTAAAGCTCACCACTAATTCTTTATCTGAATTAGATTTAATGAGTTGAGAACTACCAGTAACAGTCGCACCTAGAATATTAGTGCCCTGTAAAACAGGGGCGCCGGCGTCCATGTAAAAGATAGCGGCAACCGATCCGGTTAAATTGGCAGCGGCTATGTTTGATGCTGAAGGGAATACGCACAAGGCATAAGAACTGCCTTTGGTGGCGTTGGCCGTGCTATTAAAATCAGCAGTACCAATTTTCCAGCCAGCCAAGTCTGTTGAGTCACTTCTATCAACACCAAGCATACGAATGTAAGTTAGCGATTCGCCATTCTTTAACCATGACTGAGCGGCATACGTTCCATACATTGGAGAAGTATAATTGCCATCGCGCCATACGTCGCCACCTTGGCCACCAGCAACAGGCTCTCCAAACGTCTGAACAAAGTCAGAGAAGCTTCTTACTTCAACCGGAGTGAATGCTGGGCCTCTTTTTGCTCGGCCAATAATACAAGCACCGACGAGCGGTTCATCGGCGGGAATTTGGGATCGATCGATTTCTTCAATGCGAACTCCCGGGGATACAAATCTAAAATTCTTTGCTGAAACTGCCATGGATTAAAAATCTCCTTACACAAATAGTCTAATGTAAATAGTTTTTCAAAAGTGAAAATGCTCACGACCTGAAAAAGCCATCGTCGTTATTATCGTTTTTCTCATTGAGCATCACCCTCTCTCTGGTGAACCTTATTGTAGCTGGCGATTCACGGCTAATAACAAAAGGAGTTTTTTGATTTAAACCATCAGAAGTAATGTAACCGAGAACCTTTATTTTTATTTCGGCATCAAACTTCTTTTCCTCTGCTCCTAAATTAGCAGAATTACTTGTAATTGAATAATCATCTTCAATAAAAGCCTCGTATTTATGATTTTCATGCTTAACTGAAAACTGATTAATGCCACCTGTAAATCTTTGAAAGGGCGAGAGCACTTGATTTAATTGCTGAACGTATTGAGTTCTAATACGAATAGTATAATTCATGTTTACAAAAACTGGGTATCCAGTGTACAAAGTCTCATAAACTACTTTTTTACTTTCATAAGGCAATTTAAAAGTATCTTGAGTGTCATTAGTATAATTTTTAGCTACAGCATTCTGAAAGTTTTGTGTTTTATCCCTTACAATTCTTCGATAAAGGGGAAACGCTCCACGTTTGTGATCCATTTGAGGAAAAATGTTACCGGGTATAACCCTCTCATTCGATGTTGTCTTAGACACACCAGTTCTCTGAATAACCATAGCTGGATAAATGATTGATTCGGAATCGATCTCTCTTAATTCTTTATTGCTTTTTACCTGAAACGCTCTTTCAGCCGTGATCCAAATGATTGGAACTTTTCTACGCCCCTCGTTAGAGTCGGTGTAAATGTCCAATGTTTCATTCAACCAATTAAATAAAGCAAAATCGACTGTTTCCATACTAGACGGGTTTAAAGCTACTTGTGGTGTTGTTTTAGGTGGCATCAAACTTCCCCTTTCTTGCTCTTATACATGTTGCCTCTATTTCGTAACGAAAATCAATTTGTCCAAACAATTGTTTTGGCTCATTTAATTCTGTTATTTCATAAAAGATGTCCCCATAAAGAACAAAGTCCCCCTCTCTTACAAAAAGATCCTGATCTTCACCGAGCCTTCTTTTGTGAAACTTGACATTAATTGTTGCGATTTTATCTACTCCGAACTCTGAAGTTTCTGTTTTTATTCCTTCAAAAGTTACCAAAGCGTATACCCTCAAAGGAGGTAAAAACGTTTTTTCAATTGCCTCACCATAGAGCGGATGGTAATTTGAATGTTCTATGTTCAAAGGATAATAGGCTACCGGCTGTGCGACAACGCGGTCGACCACCTCATCTGTTACTTGCTTAACAAAGTCACGCTCCTTCTTGTTAAAGAAGACTGGACCGGGTGGTGCTGCTGGTTGTTCCCATTTATCTTTTGGATCTGGCATTTATTTATCCTTGAAATATCGGCATTGGAACTTTAGAAAATACGTCTTCAGTAGTTTTCACGAGTTCGGCATCTTTCTTTGCCAACTCAACATAAGTTAATTCGTTCAGAATCGTGCCTAATTCCGTTTTTAAGGCGTCTTTCTCCGCAGAGGCTTGTCCCAGTAGGTCTGCGGAGTTTAAACTCACTGTATCGCCGGGAATCGGCACAGAACCGCCGAACTTACCTCTAACCTGCCCCAACATCTCTTTGGTTATTGCGAGGGCATAGCGGCGGATCCACTGCTTTCCTATAGAGTTAATGTTAGTATACGCAATGTTGTTAAAGGGAAGGGTATTCATGTTATTAACACCAGTCATCCCGTCTTTTCTTGTCGAGTCTTCATCATAGGCCCCAGTTTCTACATAAAACTGAAACCAAAATTTATCAGGCATCCAGCCAGATTCAGGTGGCGGGAAGAGCCTCAATCTATTGTCTATTAGTTCAAAGGAATAGTGGCTTACCCTAGTATAAACTGAATCTTCATAGGCCATTGCTTGCGCTTTATTTTGCCAAGTAGGAACCACTTCAAATGTTGAATCATCGGAGTATTGACCATAGTTTGATAAATTGCCAATAACGTTTAATGCCCCATAGTAAGCAAAAAAGCGCCACATTGTAAGGGCTGACTTATACCATACCTTTGTAATTGTGGCTCTCTGATTATCTGTTATTAAATCAGGAAAGCTTGATGAGATGACTTCCTGTAAATCATAATCAGCCTGTGACGCGACGGGAGCAAAGCTTCCAGAATAATAACGAACATCGCCATTTGTGCCGGCGTATTGAGCAAGGCCAGCGCCGACTCTCATGGGATAAGAAAGTTTAAATTTGGGAAACTTTAATTCCGCTTGAGTATTCTGGGCATCGCCGGCAAAAGGATTTCCATTATGATCGAAGCTAGCTGTGGCCGATCCTAAGACATTTGATAGGGCATTCTTTGCTTGGTGTAAATTAATAATGTAAGAATACTCTAAAACAGCTTCCTCGTAGGCAGCAAACACATTTCCTTCTGTTAATTCAATGTCTAAAACATCGCCGCCTAGCCTCTTATAAGTAAACGCTACTTGGTCTGCTGCTCCCGAAGCAAAGTATTGAGTTTCTAGAGGCCCATCCGATGAATAGATGCCAAATGGGTAACTAAATATAAATGCTGTACTTGCTAACGTTGATGATGGCAAAATGTTTGT